TGATTAGGCATATGGTGTTGAACTCATTAAGAGGTTTCAATGTTAAGTTTAAGGAAGAGTTTGGTGATCTAGTATTATGCTCAGACGCTGGTGATCCTTGGCGTAGAGAGTTTTTTCCTAATTACAAATACAGCAGAAAACAGGCACGACAGGACGGTCCGTTTGATTGGGACGAAATATTTAATATCATAACAGAAATTAAGAATGAAGTAAAAGATAACTTTCCGTATAAGGTTATGTATGTTGAGAATAGTGAGGCAGATGACCTTATTGCTACGATTATAAAACTACAAGAAGAAGACAAGTATTTAATTATATCTGGCGACAAAGACTTTATACAATTAGCACATTATGGTAATGTGTATCAATGGTCACCTTTATTAAAAGGTTTCATAGGTGAACAAGAGGATCCTAGAGTATTTTTAAGAACACAAATAATAAAAGGTGACAGGTCAGATGGTGTGCCTAATATATTAAGTGATGATGACATATTTGTAAGAGGTGAAAGACAGAAACCTATAAGAGCAAAACAATTAGAAGAATGGTCTAATGTAGATAACATACCATTAGGATCGGAAACAAAGAAACATTACAACAGAAATAAGAAACTAATAGATTTATCGCAGATACCAAAAACGATAGAAACTAACATTATAAATACATATAAGAACTATAAAGTAAAAGACAGGTCGCTCCTGTTACCTTACTTCATAGGTAAAAAACTGAAGACATTGATAGATAAAATTAATGACTTTTAAAATGAGGATATTATGGCTATAACAAACACACAATTAAATACTCAAATGGGTACAGAAGGTTCAGGTGCTCCTACGGTACACGAGATTTTTACAAGAATCAATAACGCAAAAGACAAACCTGCTAAAATTGCAATATTAAAACAATTTGATAATAATGCAATGAGGCAATTGTTGAAAGCTGCTTTTGATCCTAAAATCAAGTTTGACTTACCAGAAGGAAATCCACCTTATATTAAGAACGAGGCGCCTGCTGGAACTGAACATACAAGTTTAGCATCCGAGGCAAGAAAACTATATCACTTTATTGTAGGTGGTAATAACACAATAAACAAGTTGAAAAAAGAAACTATGTTTATTCAGATGTTAGAAGGACTACACGAGAAAGACGCTGAAGTCCTAATGGCGGTTAAGAATAAAGAACTTAACAATGCCTATAAAGGTTTAACAGCACAAATGGTGAAAGAAACCTTTGGTTGGAATGACGACTTCGTTAGAATCAACAAATAAAAGACACATTTTATAGGGGTGTTCACGCTTTGTTCTCATAGCACACCCCTAAAAACCCTTTAAAATCAACGATTATTAACGCTTGACTTTACTCATAAAGTATGCTATAATAAATACATTATGAGAAAACAATTATTTTATACTTTTATAGTATTCGTATATATTTGGTCTTGGAGTATTTTTAATGCTGTCAATGCCAATGAGAGAATAGAAACTACAACTGGTCACGTGATAGTTGAAACCGTAAAAGGTTCAGACATAGATCAGATGAAGATTTTAGAAGGCGAACTACAAAACTTAGCACATAAGTTTGCTTTAGAAATCATACCTATTATAGAGGCGAGTTTGCCTTTAATTATGGATAGAGTTATGACAGATTTGAGATTAGAATTAGATAAACAGCACAAATGTTTATTGCTTAAAGATAGTAAGATCAAAGACAAGGATTGTCAATGATAGAGTTATTTTTAGAAATACCGATGGAACTACAAGTAATAATTTTGTCGTGTATAACAATGGGAGTTATTCAATTTATCAAAGATGAAAAAGAAAAAACTAGACAAAAATATGAAAGTGAAAAAAGTATTAAAGCGAGAACTAGCAAGTAATCGTAAATATAAAACTACCTATAAAGATATTAAAAAGTATTTCAAAGTGCTTAATAAAGCATTATTCAAAAACATATTACAACCTTTCAATGATATTCAATTGAAAGATTTGAAATGGCAAAAATGCTATGGTCAAGTTATACAATGGGAATGGAAAGGAAAAGGCACACAACAATTTCATTTACAGATGTTGCCTTTTTATAGAAATAAAAAAGAATTTGTTGAAACTCTTGCTCACGAAATGATACATTTATGGCAAATGAATCACAAGGGCGACACAGGTAATCATAATAAATTATTTTATTCATTTAGACCGAAGTTAAATAGACTTGGTTTAGATTTATAATACAAGAGAGAAAGATATATAATGGCGAGAAAAGTGAAAGAGTTAGATCCGTATATCAAGGCAAGAGTCGGTGAGGCGTTGCTTAAATTAGAAGGTCTAATTAAACCATCAAACTTACCTGGTACGAGTAGATTATATTACACAGGTCAATGGGCAAAGGACATTTATGATAACTATACACTTAAACAGGCGGCAGTTATTTTTAAAAAAGTAGAAAAATTAAAATCTAATTTAACTTTTTATCAATCAAAACTAGAAACATTTAAAGACCACGAAGGACAAGAGTGGACAGGATACGATTATTATGCCAAAAAAAATTAATTGGGACAACTTATTAAATAAGGCGTGGTTATACACGAAGATATTTTTTGTATCAGGTATAATATGTGCTTTAGTATTTACTTGGGGAACATTTAATCCTAATAAATGGTCAAAACAAAAAGTAAATGCTGAACTAGAACATTTTTACCTAGAAAAAATTAAAGATTTAGATTTAAGAGAACCTGAATTTACCTACAATGATGATATACAATTTGTTAGAGCAATGCACAAATGTATAGATTATATAAATTTCACAACACCTAAAGATAAAAGAGTACCTTGGGAAATGATTATAGGTCAGGCGGCATTAGAGTCTGGTTGGGGTAAGAGTAGATTTGCAGTTAAAGGTAATAACTTATTCGGTATTAGAACATTTAGCGAGTCAGTACCGCATTTAAAACCATCAGGTGTAGAAAAATGGTCAGGTTGGGGTGTAAGAGTATTTGCTAGTAAGTGTGATAGTGTAAAAGAATATATTAGATTATTAAATGAGCATCCTGCTTATAAAGAATTTAGAGTCAAAAGACAACTTATGTTAGATAAAAATAAACCATTAGACTCGTTTGTATTAATCAAAACACTAGACGCATTTTCAACTACAAAAGATTATGACAAAAGAGTCATAAGAATGATTAATAAGATCAGACAATTAGAGAAATAAATAATCCAATGTTTTTAACTTTAATAACATTTATATCAGCGATCGCTATATCTTTAATAGCGGCAGGATATTCTATACTAGGACTAGCAACATTATTTGCTGGTGCTGCCGTACCTATTATTGCAATGGGATCAGCATTAGAAGTAGGTAAGTTAGTTGCCGCTAGTTGGTTGTATCATAACTGGCGAGAAGGAATACCTAGGGCATTAAAAGCATATCTATTTACAGCAATTATTGTATTAGTATTCATAACATCTATTGGTATCTTTGGTTTCTTATCAAAGGCACACCTAGATCAAGTTAGACCTACAGGTAATAATGAGGTACAGATTGCATTAATAGATAAACAAATAAATCAACAGAATCTAATTATAGATAGAGCAGAAAATACACTTGATAGATTAGACAAGGCGTTAGATGTTTATATAGCAAAAGAATATGTAAGTAGAGGATTAAAAGAACGTAAGAAACAAAAAGAAGAAAGAGATTTTTTAAATGGTGAGATTAAAAAGGCAATGGATGAAATTGCTAGACTCACAGCAGAAAAAGGTAATATAGAAATAGAACAATTGAAGATTGAAGCAGATGTAGGACCTTTAAAATATGTTGCAGAATTAATTTATGGCGATAATGCAAAAGATCATTTTGACTCAGCAGTTAGAATTATCATATTAATATTAATATTTGTATTTGACCCATTAGCAGTTTTACTATTGATCGCTGCTAACATATCATTAAGACAATGGAGAATAAAGAGAAATGAAAAACAAAAGATCAAAGACGAGGAAGAGAAGTCTGCCAAAAAACAAAAAGATTGGCAGAAAGAAGCTATTAACGCAAAAGTTAGAGCGAAAAACTACCGAGATAAGCAAAAAATTTATAAAGACTTTTTTAACAAGTTAGGCAAAAGACAATTGACTAATAGAGATTATGAAGACTTTTTTAGCAATATGGGCGCTGAAGAATTGAAAAACCTAGGTCTGGATCCAGATGAGATCAGACTTAAATTAGATCAAATAATGGAGTTTAATGACCCGAATAACAATCCTAATAAGTAGTTTACTATTATTAAATGCGTGTGGTACTTTACCTGCCGTAGTAGGTACAACTGCTTCATCATACGAATCATACAAAACAATTACCTATATTAAAGGTGGTGTTGACCTAGGTCTTGCCGCTAACGATAAAAAAACAACAGATGACCAGTTTTTATCTACAATTACAGGTTATGATTGCAAGATTCGTAGGGTTTTGAAAGACGGATTAGAGGCAATATGCCAAGAAGTAGAGTATAATCAGAAACATCCTGTGCTTGACAATGGTGAAAAAAAGTGATATATTATATAGATATGAAAGATATTAAAATACATCCTGATTTGCAGATGAGAAGAATCAAAAATGCAGAAACAAAATGTAGAGAGGCAACTAGTGATTGGGGTAAAAATCATTGGTATAATACTTTCAAAGCATTATGTGAAAAATATAATAAGATGGAATATTTTAGAAGAACTATAAATTAATGAATATATTTTACGTAGATAAAGATCCGATTAAAGCAGCAGAAATGATGTGTGATAAACATATTATTAAAATGATATTAGAGTCTGCTCAAATGTTATGTACAGCAAAAAGAGTATTAGACGGTACAGAATATTTTGATACTACAAAGAACGGCAGAAAAATTAAAAGATGGCGTTTAGATAATCCTAATGAAGAAGCAACTATATACAAGGCAGGTTGGTTAGGTCACCCTAGTACACAATGGGTTTTAAAATCTGCTTACAATTACATATGGTTGTACAAACATATGATTGCCTTAAACGATCAATACAAATTAAGATGGCAAAAAGATAAAGACCACGTATCAATTACAAAACTAGGTCAGTTATTATCTGTGCCACCTAAAAATGCTAGAGTTGATGTTATAGGTTCAGACGCTACACCAGCAATGCCAGACCATTGTAAGATACCAGGTGA